CAGTATCTCAGTGATTAAGTAATCAGCTATGGAGTCCTTACCAATTGTTCTTTTATCCCTTATTTCCAAGACAGTTGCGCTCATCTGTAGTTTGTTAACCCTAATAATCCAAAATTCCACAGCAGTGACATGGGGCCTAGTATGCGTGTGGTTGGCATACGTTTCGCTCAGGTTCTTATTCCAAGTCAAGATCTCAGTCCACCCCGCAGCCCGCGAGACATTTGAAAGCATGGTGCGTAAGTTCCAAGCTGAGTCTATGTTTAGCGAGGAAGCTATACCTTGTGTAGCCAGCGTAGGTGACAAGGACGCAGATCTCACCCCCGACCCACAGAGAGAGGATATAAAAGTTGTGAAGTCGTCGAGGAGAGTGAGTTATGCAGTTCGTGTTGCCCATGTTGCCAAAGCTCAGGTAGGGTTACTCGCCAACAGCAGAGCTAATGAGTTAGTCTACAGCCGGTTGTGTAGGGAAGAGATGGTTAAACATGGAGTGAGACCCAGCCATATAGCACACATGGTGCCACTTGCTGTGGCTGCATGCTTCATCCCTTTGGATAGTGACTTTCTAGCCGCTTCCATTAGACAGGGTGAAGGCATGAAGGAGAGGAGGGCTCTTTTAGGGCCCTCATGGGAGAAATAGGGAGGCCTATTAGTCACAAGCGGATTCACCACACCTACATGGCGTGGTGATCCGAGGGGTATGCTTGTGACTAAAGGACCTCCCCTCGCGAAACCCCGTAAATTGTACCGATTTACTGGGATGGGAACACATATTCGGTACGGAGTGCATGATCACTCATTGGGCAATGTTCGGCGGGGACTAGTGGAAAGATTATACATGGTTGAAGTTAAAGGAGAACTTCAACCTACTCCAAAGCCCATCCCCGGAGCGTTCAACCAGATGTCCCGGTTCAGTGACCGACTGAGTATCCATCTACCTAAGACCACCCGCTTGACACCCAGGGAATTCCTTGGGTTTTATACGGGTCGCAAGTTGGAAAGATACCAGAAGGCTGTTGAGTCGTTAGAGATGCATCCCGTGAGGGAAAAGGATGCCTGGCTTAGCACGTTCGTGAAGGCTGAAAAACTCAATATCACAGCCAAACCCGACCCCGCTCCACGGGTGATACAACCTAGAGATCCTAGGTATAATGTGGAGGTGGGGCGCTTTTTGCGACATAGTGAGGAAATGTTGTTCAAGGCCATTAATAAAACATTTGGCGGAAGGACTATTTTCAAGGGCCTCAGTTCTGATCAAGCTGGGGAGGAGTTTAAAACACTCTGGGATTCATTCAAAGATCCAGTCGGCATTGGCATGGATGCTTCTAGATTTGACCAACACATATCTAAAGATGCTCTTGAGTTTGAGCATAAGATGTGGCTCAGCATGTTCCCCAAAGGTGAACGTGCTGAGTTGGCTCGATTGTTGAGTTGGCAGATTAATAATAGAGGCCTAGCCCGGTGTCCGGATGGGGAGATTAGATACAGAGTGGAAGGGTGTAGAATGTCTGGGGACATGAATACCTCTAGCGGAAATTGTTACATCATGTGTGCAACAGTGCATAACTGGTGTGATAATATTAAACATATCAAGCATTTCAGACTCGCCAACAATGGTGATGATTGTATGCTGGTTGTTGAACGCAGTGATGAGGAGAAAGTCCGTAATGGGCTAATTGAGTACTATGCAACACTTGGGTTTACAATGAAGGTTGAGCCTACAGTGGATGTATTGGAAAGGTTAGAGTTTTGCCAGACAAGACCTGTTTTAGTGGATGGTAAGTACCGAATGGTGCGAAACCTTCATCAGAGCATGTCTAAAGATCTACACTCTTTGCATGACCTTGATAGTAGTGCAGCGCGTAACGCATGGGTTACAGCCGTTGGAACTGGAGGAAGGTGTATGAATGATGGGGTGCCTGTTCTTAAAGAATTTTTCAAACAGTTTCCAGATTACAATCTGGAAGCCAAGAAAGGTTCTGATATGGCACAAAAGTTGAGAGATGACTGGAAGTATAAGTTCAATAGGACTGCCGCTTTTCAGGATCTCAATCCCACTCAGGAATCACGTTACTCCTTTTGGCTGGCGTTCGGGTTGTTACCTGATGAACAAATTGCCCTGGAAAATGGCTTCTCCCCTTTGAAAATGGAGATAGTTAATGAGCAGATCCAGGAGGAGGTATCTCTCCTCCAGTTTTCTGGGGCATGAAAACTCACCAATTTCACCTTAAGATCGAGTCTAGATGGAAAATACAGAAAATGTCCGTAGTTGGAAAGACCAACGAGAGTATAGTAAGGAAAGGCAGAAGGAGGGTGGCTACATAGAAGTTAGCAAAGCTGCCGTGCGCAAGGAAGGTGATGTTAAGCGGGACATGGGTCCTTCAGTTTCAATGACGGTGGTGGGTGAGAAAGTTGAATTCACCCAACATTTTCATTTCTAATGGCTTACATCATTGTTCATCAACGTGATCCATTCCCCCTTTTGGGGGTGTGGATTATCGTTATTATCATTGTCGCAGTTATTGGTTTATTGAACCAAAGCCCTCCTGAAAGACCTTACCAATCTTTTAACGAAGACAACTCTAAGATACAATACATCACAATCGGTGGAGCAACAACTACAAAAGTGTCTACTAGTTAATATGCCTAAGATTAAGAAAATAAAACAGAGCCGGAAGGGTTCGTCTGTAGGAACGCAAGTTACCGCACCTGATAGAGGAGTGGTGATGAAGCGACGGGAAATGCCCCGATTCACACAGCGACCCAGTAGTGTAGTGATTCAGAATACAGAGTCCTTCTTTGACGTTACCACTGGTGTAGCAGGAGCTTTCACTCCTGTTAGAGTGGCGATATGGCCTGCACAGACAGTTTGGTTGAATGGAATCTATCTCAGCTTTTCTAAGTTCCGATGGAAGAAGGTTCGACTAATTTATGTCCCTACCTGTGCCACCTCAGCTGCTGGGGCCGTCTCTATGGGATTCACGTATGACAATCAGGACACTAATCCGACCACTATGAATAGGATCCAAGCACTTTATAATTCAGTCACTGCTCCCTCTTGGGGTGGTGCTGAAGGGGCGGGGTTGTTAACAGGAACTACTTTTCCAAGTATTCCTGGTACAGCCGTCGCTATGGATCTTGATGTGAGTAGGATGTCACAACCTTGGTACCCTACGGGTGTTGCTGCTGCTGGAATTGACTTGAACCAACAGGTTCCTGCTTTCTTACAGTTTGGGTCTGCTGGCGGTCCTGCTTCCACTGGGATCGGTACCATATTTATCAAGTATGAGATCGAGTTCATAGAACCCATCGTGGCTAACATGAATGGTTAATAGGTAAATAGATTTTCTTTATGCACATTTTCCCTGCTTTTATAGATCCGTCTTCCGGGAGACGTTAAGAAGACACCCGTGAAAAATAGTAGGTAGATAGTAGGTAGAGTTGTGGCGTGACAACCCATAACTGCATCTCTTTGCTTATCTAATTACAATATATGTTGACGTACAAGCCGGATCCTGGGAAACAGGTTTAACGGGCTCACTGTGGTGGTGGGCCGACGCATCACTTGTACGTGCTCCAATATTGGTTGTCGATAAGCGTCCTGACATGGCTCCATGCAACAGCATGGGGGGGTCCAGAGTCAGTCCCCTC